TCCAGTGATATAGGCGTCCTGAGCACCATAGGCGACAAGTTGAAGAAGACCTCCACCCATTGTGTTTATCTTTTGCGAGGATATATTCTTCTGCGATTGAACAATGAGGGAACCGCAGGTCGACCGGTTTTGCAGGTGTATCAAGAAGGTCAAGAAGACCATTCGCATACGTCCCGGATCCACGAAGGAACAGGGTGCTATTGCGGTGTGCACTAAGTCTATTCTTCAACGCCGCGGTCGGACTCTTCGCAAGGTTCAGTGTCGTAAGCACATGCTCCAAACACAGCCCATGAAGGGTGGAGAATTGATTGCAGGTGGTGCAGATACATTGGTATTCTATGACCGAAGCAAATTTGATTACCCGCTCGATACATCATGGTTTGATGATCCATATGATATTGATGAAATGATGAGCGAATACCCGGCTCCTTATGAGGACAAACGTAAGACAGTCGAGGACTTGATTAAAAAATACAGGGCCGCTGTTCGTATGATCTCCGTTAACGGCAGTGAAATGCGTGTTCATCGCGTGATCAAGGCTTGGTTCGGTGCGAAACAATTAGATCCGTTTGTTCAGATGCATACGAACGTCTGGGCTAGTAATGGTGTCTATAAGATTGACAAAGATAGGACCAAAGTGAGCGGGCGGATCGATAAATGGAAAGATGCAATGGAGGGTAGGTATGGTAGGTATGATTGGTATGGTCTTATCACTCGCTATCAAAACCCTGATATCTTTAGATTGAGCGGGCAGGAACGAATGATCCGTCTAGGGGAACTCTTGAGAACCATTCTACATATTGATGGCCAGTTTGTCCATTTTGACCTTCATATGGGAAATGCCGCAACTATGCGAGATGGAACCACCGTCATTCATGATTTCGGGCGCGCGAAGATCCGTGATTATTTACAGCCGTTCACGGATTATTCCCTCTCGTATCCGCATGCCGACAATAGACGTGTATTCAGGAATGCTTTGATCGACTTATTCTCGGAGGTCAAAAATGATCCTGATGAAATTTTATCATTCGATCAGCACTTTTTCATTGCGACTCTCTTCGACTCTATAAAGGACAAGACTGATATAGCGGATTGGCTCAACGTTAGTAGCTATGTTCCCGGCAATGAAGAGTCAAATAAGAAGAATTTGATTGGTAACAGGATAGCAGTCAGCATGATGCCTAAGTTTGGTATCATTGATGTATATCCCTACAAGCAGGAGATCAACTACGATGAAGCCACAAAGTCAGAAGTGTCGATGAAGACGGATGGTTCGAGTTTACCGTGTTTCATGAATCCGATGTATGAAACACGATACCATCACATCACGCGGATCTTTGATCTCCTGTCGGTTCTCAGAGCGTTCGAAAGTGGATTCGGAAAGACATCGGCTTATAAAACAGCCGCGATGCTACTGTATATGATTGGTATCGATATACCCTGTGCAAACAGGGTAGACGTCGAACGAGTAATCAATGAGTGTTTGGTTGGAGCCTATAAGGAAGCAGGTCTTGAATACAAAGTGATCACTAAGGAGGAGGAGATCCAAGAGGCCGAGCACTACTGGGCCGAAAAGAAACGTCGGAACGATGATCCGCGTATGTATCCGGTGAAACCCGCACCAGCCCCGTCCGCCGCTCCCGCCGCACCAACGGCTGGAGGTGGAGATAAGCAATACGAGTTCGACGACAAAACTAAAAAACTATTGGAGACATCGCATAGTAAAGAACCAAAAGCGTTTACGAAGCTCGATCTGACACCCGATGAGGTGATGGCAGAAGAGAAGAGGGAACCACTTGAGATTCCCAATGATGCCCCAGCGGAAGTCAAAGCAGTCATGGAGGGTATCAAGAAAGCAACCGTCAAAACAAAAGATATGACTGATGATGGACTGGGTGAATGGACGGTGGTAGACAAATCAGGCAAGCATAAGGGTGGCACATTCAGGCGGAAACGACTGCCCCGACTCGTGTAAGGGCTTCTTGGCATGCCATCTGTTCTGCCTTCTTGCGCGTGGTCCCTGCGCCAATCCCATAGACCTTTCCTACCACCATGACCGCAACCACAATCTCATTCTTCTTCGGGTCATTGGATCGCATCTCGTACTCCGGGGTGCACTTGAACTCGCGCTGGCAATACTTCTGAAACAGATCCTTGAAGTTCGTGGCCGAGTTCACGATCTCATCCACGTCGAGATACGCCTCCATCACGGTGGTCACGAAGGTATACACGATATTGAACCTGTTTCCACAGTCTGTCCACAGCGCACCCAAGAACGCTTCGAAGATGTCGCCCAGCTTCTTGGTGTTGGTTCGCCCAGCAATCGCAACCGAGTCCTCGTTATGGCGAGAGATCACGTAGAACCTATTCAATCCCAACTCTTTCGACAAGCCCCCGATCCGGTCATTGTTGACGAGCTCCTTACGGGCGTCCGTCAAGAATCCCTGCTTCTTCTCGGGGAACTTCTTGCGTAGATATGTCGCGATACAGGCGCCGAGTACTGCATCGCCTTCAAATTCCAAACATTCGTAGCTCTCGTCTTGGAGCGGCATAACACCGGATGGACAGGGGGCAAGTGTGGCCGGCTCTCCATCAGGCGTGGTGTATTCAGAGCGTCTAACGTAGGTGGTGTGAACCATTGCAGTCTGGAAGACGCGGCGGTTAGACACCCGATAATGAGGGAGTCCGTGACGGCGAACAATGCGGTGGATATCGTCTTCGGTAAAGGTTCGATTGGAGGCATTGTAAGGCGAGTACATGAGTTCCCTTCTCCTCCAGCGGGTAAATTCGTTTTTATCCGCTCATAACAATGAAGACACGTCGGGTCCGCGGTGGTTTCCTCGGGATCAAGAAGGCAGTGAAGTCACTGTACCAGACTAAGAAGCAGAACAAGCGTATGTATGCCCTCTCTCGCAAGCGCAAGATGCGCCGGCTACAAGAGAAGTATCTTGAGCAAAAGGCCAATATCGAAAACGCAACGTATAAGTAATGGGACAGATCCAGTCATTTGCATATAATGTCGTCCGCACCCCTGAAACAGCCCCTCCACTTGAAACCTGTATTGTAGATGTCGCAGCCTGTCGCTACGAGATCCCCAAGCGCAAAGATATGGCGGTTTGCTTCGTGTTTTTCAACCCGGCGCGTTCCAAGAAGATGCTCATGAACTACTTCTACACTGTCGAAAAGCTGAAGCTTGCGAAGATACCTTACTACACGCTTGAACTAACGTTCGATGACCACGAGCCTGAACTCGCCGATGCGTATCATGTGAAGGGAAACAGCGTGCTGTTCCACAAGGAGGTGCTCTGTGGCTTGCTGGAAAAGCGCATTCCCTGCTACTACAAGAAGCTGCTCTTCATGGATGCCGATGTAATCTTCGGACATCCCGGTTGGTATGAAGAGGTTTCACGCCTGCTCACAACCTATGAAGTCGTTCAACCATTCGCATCCTGCGTGTGGTTGGACAGCACCTATACGAAGCTGGTCCAAACACGCTTATCGGTTGCGTATATGAACCGCCTCAACCTCTACAATCACAACTATCATCCAGGATTCGCGTGGGCCTTCCAGCGAAAATGGTTCAGGGAAGTTGGGTTCTACACGCATGGAATCACGGGCAGCGGAGATACGATGTCGACGGCTGCGTGGATGAACATAAAGTTCCCAGTGGGATACGTTCACCCAGCGCTAGTTCCATCCTACACAGAGTATTCGCAAATGGTCTTGCCTAAGCTAGCCTGTGCAACCGGCACGGTATATCATCTGTGGCACGGGACTGCGAAGAACCGCAAGTATGTGGACCGGCACAAGATTCTCAATGGTGTGCGCGATGTGCGGTCGATTGTCGAACCTAACGCAGACGGTGTCTGGGAGCTTACCGACAAGGCTGTGGAATCGAAGATGCGAGAATACTTCACCTCACGAGAGGATGACGGAGTTTAAACATTTTCTCCGTCCCTTACATATCTCGGCATTGATGCGAAAACAGCTCTCGACATTGGCGCTTCAAGTGGTCGAACAGCAGCAACTACTCTCGGTCGCAGTGACTCGAGTCCAGCATGGATTCCTGCCGGCTGAAAACACCCTTGAGGCGTCGCGTCATATACGAGATATGACCAAACTCCTTCGCGAAATTGACGAAGCCTTGAAAACGGTCTACAAGCAGCCGCAACCGAAAAAGTAATGGAGCCAATTGGGATTGTTGCTATCGTTGGAATTGCTATGTGTGGATGTGGTCTAGCAGGTCTAGCCAGACTCTATGGTCGTCTTGGAACTCTAAAGGTGTCGCGGTCAAGCACTCACTTGTCGGACATGGTGTCGGAGGAGGAGCCAGATGACTTCAGTTCGAAACCGAAGTCGTCTGCGATCAGCTTTGGCTCGTGACGACGCACAATCTCCTTCATGACCTCAGACCCACGGTCACCCAGAATATCCTTGAGATAGAGTTCCAGGTCCTTCTTCGACAGTGTCCAACCCTTCTTCCACTTGTTCGGGCGCTTGACGTTAAACATTAGTTCAGACTCCTTCAGATGAATTTGGTCTGGTAACTCTGCATGTGCATACAGGGCTGCGAGATCCAACTCGACCGTGCGCCTGTTGTCGCGAAGTTCAGATGTCTGAGCATTCAGCTCAGATAGGTTCTTGTTGATGCGAATGTACTTGGAGAGGATTGCCTTAAGAGCGTCCATTGTGAAGATGATTCACCTCGCAAGGAAAGTATCCGTTTTAAGCAAGATGCTCTTCGACGAAGATGAGATTGAACGGTTGAGAACCGTCTACAACAAAGAGCACCCAACTGAACCTCAAATCCAGAAGCGGGGGGGTACCGCCATATGGTCCGAATTGAAGAGCCGCCTTCATTCGAAATGTAAGACCGGTGCACCGGCCTGCATCGTTAGCTCGATGATGAAGCGTCCTCGTGCACCGAGTTCGTGGAAGAAGAACCCGACCGAGTGGCTGTCGTCCGATGATATTGATAAGGTTGAGCGTCAATACGAGAAGGTCATCCAAGACTATCATTTCGTAGGCTGTGTACCGATTGACTTTGACCTGAAGTCTGAGATGTCCAAGTGCATCGTGTCTACGCTGTGCTCGATGAAGCTGGCCACCCTCTA